CCTCACCAGTTGGTGGTGTTGCATCAACCAAATCACCCAAGAGTGCTGGTGTAACAGGTGGGCTTGGACCTAAGTCGAGAAGTTCTAATGCACCTCCAGTAGATCCCAAAAAGAAGAGGGAGACAATTCATAGGTATATGCCGAGAACTGTTATTCCAGAGAAGGACAAAGAGAAAGAGAAAGAGAAAGAGCAGGAGAAGAAACAGAGAAGAGAAAGAGAAAAGGGTAAAGGTTTGGATTTGGGGATACGTGACAAGTTGGCTACTGCGGCTACTGAGTTAGCCAAGACTGAAACGAACAAAGACGTTCAGACTTACGAAGCTAAACCTGTTGCCTAACCTAAATAGAACATAAGAAACTATCATACAAATGAACGAGCCTAATCAAAGCAAAGTGATTGCTGAAGAAATTCAGTCTGTTTTTGAAGAGAGTACCGATTACATCCGTGAGTCAAAACTAGACTTGGGTATTAGTAATATGCGTTCTAGAATTCGTGATGTAAATATTCAGACAGAAGGTACCTGCAACACTACCGATAAGCCTAAAGCCAAGAAAAGATACAAAGATAAAGAGTTGGCAGAGGTTGCCATTGATGTTTATCGTAGTAACATCAACCCCAAGGATGAGAAGAAGAAAGGGGAGAAAGTGGTAAAGGTCCCTGACACTATTGCTTCCAGGGCACATATGAGAGCTATGGCAAATGCCTTGGCTGGTATGAGAAATAATGGTGGTAATGAAGGAAGACTGGCACCGACTGCTGGTCCTAATGGTGGAAGCACAGGAACTCCTGGGTGTGGTAATTATTATGCCCTCACCACGTCGATGACCTTGGAAGAGTATGGTGAATACATTCAGAACAAGTTTGTTGCGGAAGACGAGGAAGCAAAAGAGGTCATTGACGAGACACCAGAACTTTTGGTTGAAGATCCTATAAGTGATCTTGAAGATGAACTTCTAAAACTAGAAGACATTTCCTGGCAGTCCATCGATAAGGTGATGCGTCGTATTGCTTCTGAGTATGACATCACACCGAAACAACTCCATAAGGATTTTAAAGCCGAACATAAAATGATCCCAGATGAGTGGGTCAAGAAGCATCAGATTGATGAAGAAGTGGGTTGGTTCCCTCTTCAAGAAGCTGTTCGTATGAATAAGATCGGTCAGGTTTATGAAGTTTCATTCTTGTTCCGTGGTGGAACCCAGAGACTGAAGTTTTTCTGGCCTGAAGTAGGAATTCCTTCCAGAAAAGATATGGAAGATGCTTGTAAGAAGTTTTGGCCTGGTGCTCGTCTTCTTGCTTTCTATCCTTCTATGAGTGCTGGTGATAACCAGGATAACTTTATGGTTTTAGTTCCTGCAATGACAGAGAACTTCCACCTTATTGATGATGACACTTGGGTTGAGATGACCGAACAAGAATCTCTAGCTTATCAAGTAATTTGTGAGGAAGAGGGTGAGCCTATTTCTCCCCCAATGATGCAAGATGATGGTTCCACTCTAATTCTTATTGAGGATCATGACACCGGAACGGTCAGACAAGTATTATTTGGTGAGGGTAAGAAAGGATTGTGGGATAACATTCATGCTAAGAGAAAGCGTGGTGAGAAACCTGCTAAGAAGGGCGATAAGGATTATCCAAAAACACTCAATATTGAGGAGAAGAATCCCTGTTGGAAAGGGTATAAGCGCAAGCCCGGAACTAAGAAGTTTGCTGATGGTTCCTGTGTGAAAAAGAATGAAGAGTTTGCTTTCACCAAAGAGGCTGATGAAGCTTGTTGGCCAGAAGAGTATAGGTCAGAGAAGGAATATAAGGCACCTAAGGTTCCCAAGAAGAAGAAACCTTATGATAAGATTGCCTCTTTCTCTCTTGAAAGACCTCTAAGTAGAGACATGAAGGAAGATATGTCCGGTATGTCCCAGAAGTCTGGTGACAAAAGAAGTACCGAAAGTGGTGCTGGGATGACAGCCAAGGGTGTCGCCAAGTATAATAAGAGAACAGGTGGAGACCTGAAGACTGCTGTAACTACTCCCCCTTCTGAACTGAAGCCTGGTAGTAAAGCAGCTAATCGCCGTAAATCGTTTTGTGCAAGGAGTGCTAGTTGGGATGGGGAAAGAGGAAAGGCCGCCCGCAGAAGATGGAATTGCTGACACTAAGATGTGGTTGTTAAAATATTGTTTTGGTCGTCCTGCTCTTCTTCTCACAGAGGAGCAGGCGAATGTTTATGTGCAAATGATGGCCGCATTAAATCAGAGTCCTTACGAGCTCAGACCTTTCTGAGAGTTTCCTGAGAATAAATAACTTCAGCCTCCTCCGTTGATGTTATGTCCGATCAAGAGAAGCCGATGTCAATGTCGGACAATACTGCTGTGGCGATGCCCATCCGCAACATCATCTCGATTGTTGCTGGTGTGGCTGTCGCTACTTGGGCTTATGGTGGTGTCATCGAACGCATCAATAACTTAGAGACAACTGCAACACTAAACCAACAGGACATCGAACTTAATAATGAGTTTAGGATCCTATGGCCTCGTGGTGAGATGGGTAACCTTCCCGCTGACGCCAGACAAGACATGGAAATAGAAGCTCTTAGTAGATATATGGATGCCATTATGGAAGAGGTGGAAGAGAACGATGATTGGATTGATAACTTTGGTCCCCCAGAAGGTGTGCTGGCAACTGTAGAAAGAGTTCGTGAGTTGGAAGTACAGATAACTCTTCTGGAAGATAAGGTAGAGAGACTTGAAAGGACACTAACTGAACTTAAGCAGCAATAAATATGGTAGTAGAACCGATTATTCTTAATGCAATTAGATAATTCAACGGCATACAAAAGTAATCCGTTATTGAAACAACGTGGAGTTCAAATTGAATTCACAAAAGAGCAAGTTAAGGAAGTCATTAAATGTTCATCCGACCCAGAGTACTTTCTTGAAAATTATATTAAAGTTATCTCTCTCGATGACGGTATTGTTCCTTTCATCCCTTATCCTTTCCAACGGAACTTAATCGATAGTTTCCACAACAACAGGTTTAGTATTTGTAAGTTGCCTCGTCAGTCCGGTAAGTCTGTGACGGTGACTGCTTATCTTATTCACCAGGCTATCTTTCGTGACAACATCAACATCGCCATCTTGGCTAACAAACGTGAAACTAGTTTTGAGCTTATGGCAAAGCTCCAAACCTCCTATGAGAACTTACCTAAGTGGCTCCAGCAAGGGGTACTCGCTTGGAACAAAGGATCTATTGAACTTGAGAATGGGTCTAGAATTACTGCAAGTTCCACATCTAGTTCGGCTGTTCGTGGTTTCTCATATAATATCGTTATGTTGGACGAATTCGCATTCGTTCCAACGAACGTTGCTGACGACTTCTTTAGTTCCGTTTATCCTACTATCTCCTCTGGTAAATCAACCAAGGTAATCATTGTTTCTACCCCCAACGGGATGAACCACTTCTATAAGTTGTGGAATGATGCAGAGAAAGGAAGGAATAGTTACAGGGCAACAGAGGCACATTGGTCTGAAGTTCCAGGAAGAGATGATGCCTGGAAACAAGAGACCATTGCTAACACATCAGAACAACAATTCCAACAGGAATTTGAGTGTGACTTTATTGGTTCTGCCGGTACTCTCATCTCTGGACCTAAACTAAAGTCATTGGTTTATGAAGACCCCATTACATCTTCTGGTGGTCTAGACATTTATGAAGAACCTATCAAGGACCACGAGTATCTAATGACAGTTGATGTCTCTCGTGGTATGAAACTGGATTATTCTGCCTTTTTGATTGTAGATATCACCTCATACCCACACAAGTTGGTTGGTAAGTATAGGAATAACACTGTCAAGCCAATGTTGTTTCCTGACATTATCGTTCAGGTTGCCAAGAGATATAATAAAGCCTGGATTTTGGCAGAGGTCAATGACATTGGAGACCAAGTTGCTTCCATTATCTTCTATGATATGGAGTATGAAAACTTACTGATGACTTCTATGAGAGGTCGTGCTGGTCAGGTGTTAGGACATGGGTTCTCTGGTGGAAAGACCCAACTTGGACTTAAGATGGCGAAGGCCCCTAAGAAACTTGGCTGTAGTAACCTCAAGCAAATGGTGGAAGCTGATAAGATTATCTTCAACGACTTCCAAATCATCAACGAGCTCACCACGTTTGTTGAGAAACGTGATTCTTTTTCT